TCCCTATCGATAATGAGTTTTAACTCCTCAATTAGTACTTTAGGGTCTTGAGTGAATGAAGGTTCTGTTTGCAATAGAACGATTCCTTGTTTATTTCTAGCTTGTCCTATCTTCTGATTTAGGGTAGGGCTAAAGTATTTCTCTACGATTTCAAAAGTAAATCCTTTATAGAGTAGATCACTATTGCCTACAGTCTGTACTGTCTGTGTTAATCCAGCAATATCAGAAGGTATATCTCTGACTTGCTGTCCGCATTTTGTTAGTACCTGATCTACAAAAGATAGTAGAGTTAGTATTGAATCAATAGCAAGACTTGCTTCTGATATGTAAGTTGATCCAAGATCAACTGCTCTTTTTAATTCTGGTAGTTTAGGGGTACCGTCTGTTTTAAATGTAAGTATAGTTCTTATATCATCTAAATCAGATAGTAGAGCGGTGACTGCTCCGGGTACTACGGGGATGAGTTTTGTGGCAGCGGAAGAAGCTGTTTTGAGTAAGCTTAATGCTGTTAGAGTTGTTATAGAGCCGTTTAATAAATCTTTAATAATTTGAAGAGAGTTGTTAATAATATTGATGTATTTTGCTACTGCTTCTATCTCATCTATGTAGTTATCTCTTATCGCTACTACTTTTAAAAGCGTAGCTTGGGGAGGACATAAATTAGGTAGTGTTGGTAGTCCGGATCTCTAGACCTTCTATACCTAGATCGGAAGCTAACTGTGAAAGAACTTCTGTAGCTTTACTCTGCAAATTTGCTACTTTGTCGTTAATGGTTTGATTTATTTTATCTAACCCTTTTAACTGACTTATCCCAGCTACCGTAACAGCTCCAATAACAGTCCGACCAAGTTCTAATTTTTTATTAAAACTATCCCTTCTTTGCTGTTCTTGCTGTCGTTGCTTTTCTAACTCTTCTGGGGTCATTATACAGTGTAGTTATAAGTTGATTTAATTGAATCGATCTTAGGAGCTAATTTTTGTAACTGAGGTAGTAATTTAGAAGCTGTACTATTTAATGGTGCTACAGGACCGCCTCCGTTAGCTGCTGCTACACAAGCTTTGGTTAGTTCTGTTAGGATACTCAACATATCCTTTAGTAAAGCAGCGGTTGTATTTCCTAATACTAAAGGCTCTGTTGCACTTTTAGATCCTAGGTAAATGTTAGTTGTTTGTACTGTAAAAGATTCAGTGTCTATGTTAACTGAGTTGTTTGAGCTTAGACTTATACTTTTTGCAGAGGATAATAGGAGGTGATCTTGTGCAGCATTAAATACCAATCTATCTGCATTAAGAATAACTTGATTACCTATATACTTATCCGGTTGGGTAGGTTTACTGTCTTGATAGGATAAATATTTTCTTGTTTCAATACTTGCTACTTGAATCGGGATCTTCTGATTAGAGGTTAAATATATTGAGGCAGAGTCTGTGTTTATATTTTCTTCAGTAGGTAAATACCCGACGGATCCTTTAGATCCTTGCCCATTTCTAATTAGTATGATAGGGTCTCCATTAATTCCGCTCTGTGACCAGGCGTTGATACCTTTACCATCTTTTAGTACAGTAGAACCTAATCTAATAGAATTACCTAATCTTCCTTCTACTATAACGTCTCCTTCAAACTTCTTTAGCGGTTTAATATTACTTCTCTCTTGAAAAGTATTTCCTAGTGTTATATCGCTACTACCATCCGGTACTTTTGATACCGCACCTGCTTGAGTTTGTATATAATCTCGCTGCTGGGATTCAGGGATGTCTTTGTTTTCAAAGATATTTGGAATACCGTTATGATGATTACTACCCCAGATGTTAAGAGGAGTTATGTAGTAATAGGTTTCTTTAAAATTGTTGTTTTGTATATCCGGTGAGGGTTGTCTAAATATATAGACTAGTTCATTTATTAATGGGTAGTTAATAAAATTTGAAAAATAAGGTCTTGCAAAACCGGAAGATTTAAATTCTCCTCTTTTAACTTTTTTAAAGTAGATTGTGCCGATACTATTCCATTCACCAGCATTCACAAAGTATTTACTGGTGTCATCTAGTATTATATCTTCAACTATAGCTACTTCAAAATCCATTATTTATCTTCCTTGATGTTATTAATCTCTTTTAATAACTGCTCTCTTTCTTCATCGGAGATTCCAAACGAATCTGTAGCAGAGTCTTGATTCTGGAAGATGCGTTGAATAATAGTTGCAACTTTAACTAGTTGGTCATCATTCTTAACTCCAATTTCTAAATACTCTTTAATCAGGGGTACGATCAAAGTAGCATCACCGGTATCCTCAATGAGAGGACGTAACTCAGAAATAAGAGTTGAAATTTGCTTTTCTTTCTTCTTTTGGTTATCGTAAATCTCTTCTAGAAGGTCTGAGAATTTCTTATTCTTAAAAATTAGTTTATCTAAACTCATAAGTTGAGTATTTTTTATAAATAGAAAGTCCTACAATTTAAAGACTACATATCCATTCTCAGCATAAAAAGCATAGTGTCTTCTATAGATGTCTGCTAGTTCGTTAGCAACTTTTGTAATCTTAGGGGTTTTTACATCGATCTGTTCTCTGATGTATATGTATAAGGCTTTCTTGTTGAAGATTGTAATCTTGTCTCTCCTCCTGAATAAGTTAAGTATAGCGTCTGCAATCTGAGCATCTTCTTCTCGGGAGAATAATTCATATATGTTCTCTGTACAGTATTCAATGAAAGCGTTCAAGAAAAAATTTTCTTCTTCTGTAGATTCTATCAATTCTGTTTCTGGTGTCGGACTATGTAGATCTACTGTATCTCCATAAACGTACTCTCCATCTTCTTGTTCAATATTTAAATTATCAAGAGAGAGTAACTCCATCCTCTTCTTATAATTCTTTTGATTTGAAGCAATCAAGTATCTTTTAGCTACTGTTCCAAAATAAGAATAAGCTTTAGCTCCTTTTGAAGGATCAAAGCGATCAAGTTTAGTTAGTAAGAAAGTGATTACTTCGTGTTGAAGATCTTCTAAGTTAGTTTCTTCAGTATAGTAGAACTTAAAAGTGTGAATTAAATTCTGTGTTAGTTTAAAGAGAGCGTAGTGAATCTCCTCTCTGTAGATTTTATTTCTTTCTGCATAATCATCAGTGTTTACATATTTGATTATAGCAAGCTCAGTGTCATGAGTGAAATAATTTTTATTTTTCTTCTCCTCCATCGGTTATTCTAAAGTTATTTAATCGTTCTTGAATAACCTTAATTTGTTCAAAAAACCATCCAATCTCGTCATCGCTTTGAAATGTACCTTTAGAGTCGATTTTTTTCAATCGTTCATCACTATGTTCAATAATCTTAGATAATTGATCCATGTAGATAAGGTACGATGCTAGAATGTCTTCCTGCTTCTCATTTTTCTTGAGCAGGTTGTAAGTTGTGTAACCCAAAACACAAACTACGATGACGAGAGAGGTGATTACTACTACCATTAGTCGTTGAAGAAATTTGACATTGCGTTTTTCAATCCATCACTCTGAATGTTAGACAAGGCTTTATTTTTAGCTGCTTGTTGGTGAGTGGTTGGATTTTTGTCTGTTGTCTCTTTAGAGATTGAGAACTGTTTTGACTTTGGCTGTTCTACTGGATTGACTGTTAACTCAACGACTGAAGCCATAAAGTCTGCTTGATGTAAAATGTAAGCAATTGCTGACCGAGGTCTACTTTCTGGCATTCTGGAAATAAGGTATGCTTTGTTGGATTCTTCATAGAGTCCATCGTGGGTTCTGATAGCGATCATTTCATTCAAGGAATATTTAATTCCTGCTTCTTGTAATAAGAACAATGAACGATCTGGGATCGTCATAAAAGCAACTTCAGTATTGTAAGAATAAATCTCACCTAAGTTCTTCTTTCTCCATTCATCTTTTCCAGGTAAATATAAATCTTGAGTTGCATCACCCACCTTACCTAAGTCATGGTTCATGGCAGAGAATACTAACTCTTCGATTGTAAAGGTGGTCATATCACAACCAAACTTTTCCCAAAGTTTTGCAAAATGTAAAGAGGCTTTAATAACACGGTTAACATGTTCGATATAACCTCCGGGGAAACAGTTATGATACTTAGTAGTATGAGCTGCCGGCATTAAAATAAATCTATCCACACGGTCTTCATAAAACTTACGAAGAGCTTCTTTCCTAGGAGAAGAAATATAGGTATCAATATAACCTAAAAATTCTTCCCAATTAGATTGGATTTGTTCTGCTGTTAAATTCATACTATAAAGATAATTACCTTTGACCGGAAAGGCCACCTACTTCGTTAGAAGTTCTTGGTTCTAATTCTAAATACTGTTTTACTTGACCGAGCTGTTCTTCTGCTCTTTCAATAGTATCTAAATAAGTTTTGATTGGTTCTTGTCTTTGAACAAATCTGTCTTAAAGTCTTTAAAGTACTTTCCAATACTTCTACGTTGTTAATTATTTGATCTCTATATCTCATATTATTATATCCTTCTTAACTCTCCTCTTTTTCCCAACCCCCATGTATAGATGATACGAACGGAAAATTATAAAGGCAACTTATTTTGAGAAAATTCTAAGAAATCTTTAATCTTTTTTATGAATGAACACTTCTCATATTGTTCTAACTCGGTGATAATGTTCGATTGCAAGATCACAAGCTTGTAAGAACGTATCATCTCCTTTGTCTAATAAAGTCTCAATATGAAAGGAGTTATTAAGATCCAACTTAGCTAAGTATGAATAAGCTCTTGTAAAGATCATACTTTTATTAACTACTTGCAAGTCTTCCTTGTTAAAATCCTTATTTATCTCTGAGAAGAACTTAATAATCTGATCATTAACTACATCTCCTCTAAATATAATCCGGGCAAACATACCCATAAGAACATAAGGATGTTCTGAGAAATCAACAATCTCTTTTACTTTCTC